CCTCTAGACAATCAATGCAAAAGCATTGTCAGTCTATACAACAGTTTCCTATTTAGACTTCCTCCCAAGCGTGAACTAGGCACCATGGAAGATGATCCTAGAGTAGAAGCCATGCTAGAAGACGCAGACCTAGATGGCCGCAGCATGGATCAATTCATGAAAGATGTCAGCACTTGGAGTGAAGTATTTGGTCACTGCTGGGTGGCTGTTTCAAAGCCCAGTGCAAATGCTGTTACTCTTGCTGATGAATTGGCTCAAGGTGTAAGACCATATTTGTCAGTTTACAGCCCTCTGGCAGTGACCGATTGGACATGGGCTAGACAGGCTAATGGCAGTTATGAACTTACTATGGTCAAGTTCCTGGAAGAGATCAACGATACACTACAGGTTGTCACAGAGTATACCAAAACTACTATCACCAAGACAACTATCAACAGTAAAAAGGCAGAAGCCACTGAAGTTAGTGAAGAACCTAACGAACTAGGCCGCGTTCCATTTGTTTTAGTATATGCAGAAAGATCACCTGTTCGTGGCATTGGTATCAGCATTATTGACGACATTGCTGATCAACAGCGAGCCATTTATAACGAACAAAGCGAAGTTTATGAAAGCATTAGACTGGATACTCATCCAAGCCTTGCTGCTACTAGTGATACAGACATTGGCACAGGCGCTGGAAGTCTAATCCGCTTACCAGATAATCTACCACCGGAATTAAAGCCCTATATCCTAGAGTTCAGTGGCGCACCAATTGATAAAATCTATAACAGCATTAATGAGCATGTCAAGATGATTGACAGCATGGCCAATGTAGGATCGGTTCGTGCTACAGAAACACGCGACATCAGCGGCGTTGCTATGGAAACAGAATTCCAATTGCTAAATGCACGCCTAAGCAATCTAGCAGACAACTTGGAATTGGCAGAAGAACAAATTTGGCAATGGGTTGCTGTATACCTAGGCCTACCATGGACAGGCACTATTGAATATCCAGATAGTTTCAGTATGCGTGACACTGGCCGTGAACTAGATAACTTACTCAAAGTCAAAGCCGCTGTAACAGATCCTGTGGCCCAAAGAGCATTGGATCATGAGATTCTAGAATTAGTTGACATTGACGAAGCGGAACTGGCTGAATATGCGGGTAGCCCAGAAGGTGAGGCAGAAGATGAAATGATGCATGCGCCTACTACAGCAGAGAATCGTCAAAGTCACATACAAGAAATGATCATGGAAGGTTATGAGGACGATGAGATCCTTGATATCCATCCGGAAATTACAGCCGCAGATATTCTGGCTGCTAAAGAGGCATTGTTAAATCTAAATGGCTGAAACTTATCGCCCAACAGAAGAAATGGCAGCAGCCGCTCGTAGAGGCTTAAAGTTGCGAGCAGCCTCTGCACCTAGCCGCAGAGGAGGCACAGCAGTAGGACTTGCTCGTGCCAGACAATTCAGCAGACGAGAAGGCGTAAGTTTGGATGTGGTTAAAAGAACATTCAGTTTTCTCAGTCGTGCTAAAACTTATTACCAAGCAGGTGAGAACACTCCAGGCACACAGGCTTATTTGCTTTGGGGAGGACCTGCAGGCCTAGCGTGGGCTCGTAGGATATTGAATGAATTAAACTAAATAACAATAGGACATATTGATATGTCAAAATTTTTAACTTCTTATGAAGGCGAGGTTTACGATGACCGACAACACATCGGCTACAACAACAGAGACTACTGACAACTCTGCAGACAATAGTCAGGCTACAAAGACATTTACGCAAGAAGAAGTCAACGCATTAATGGCTAGAACAAAATCTCAATTGGAGAAAAAGTTCAGCAGCAAATACGAAGACTTAGGTGATCCAGATGAACTGCGAGAGATTGTTCAACAACATCGCAAGAACAAAGAGGACTACCAACTCAAGCGTGGTGAATTTGAAAAAGTGCTTCAGGAGAAACTATCTGCGAAAGATATTGAAATCCAAAAGCGTGACAGACTAATAGAGGAATTCCGTTTGAATACTCCTATCGTTGATGCGGCCGCTCGCTATCGTGCAGTCAATCCCGATCAAGTCAAGGCATTAATTCGCAACAATGTGCGTTTAAGCGCAGATGGCGAAGTAGAAGTCTTAGACAAGGATGGACAAGTCAAATATGACGATAGAGGTCAACGACTAACCGTAGACACATTTGTGCAGTCTTGGCTAGCAGAGAATCCTCACTTCGTTCAACCAACCCCTAGCACAACGGCAACTCGTAGCAATGTTGGCTTTACACAATCTAAATTAGATGTCACAAAATTGGACATGAAGAATCCTGAACATAGAAAAATGTATGCCGAGGCTAAGAAGTCCGGCGCAATTTAATTTAAGGAAATATCAAGATGGCTAATACCACATCTATTAACAGCGAATTATTCCAAAAATTAGTAACTCAAGCACAATTTGCAGCCTATGAACAATCTGTTGCTCGTCAGTTAGTTACTGTTTTTGATGCTCCCCTAAACACAGGTAAGACCCTGCAAGTTCCAGTATGGGCCAGCATCGCTGCTCAACTTATCACTGACGAAAGTGCTGCCAGTGCTAAAGACACCAACACAACCAGTGTTGACATTGAACTAGCAGAACATGTCGTTTACCACCAAGTTACAGACATGCTACGCGACAGCGCATACAGCGATGTTATGAGCCAATTGGGTGACCAGTCTGGCCGTGCTATTGCTGAAAGCATGGATACTCAAGTATTCAGCAAGTTCTCCAGCCTAAGCGGTTCTACAACTGCTATCGCTCTAGCAAGTTTTACCAAAGACGACATCATGGACCGTGTTGCCACTCTTCGTGCTAACAAACTAACAGGCCCATTCATTGCCGTTATTCACCCAACTGCTGCTAATGCTATCAAGAAGGCTCTAACAGCCACATCTTCTTACACAGCCAGCGGTATGGTTGCTGACAGCATCCTAAGCCAATACTTCGTTGGTCAATTAGCAGGCTGCACAATCATTGAAAGCCCATTAGTTCCTTACGCTGCTGGAACTGGTGTTGCTACATGTGCTGTTTTTGCTCCTAGTGCTCTTGGTCATGCTATGCGTGGTTCCATTGACATGGAAACACAGCGTCAAGCAAGTGCCCGTGCAACTGATGTTGTATTGAAGGCAGTCGCAGGTGCCAATGTTCTACAAGCGTCTCACGGCGTTATCATGAATGTTGACCTAGTTGCTTAATTTGGAAAGGACCCTAGCAGATGGCATTTAATATTGTTACAGGAAATTTTGTAAGTTTCGCAGTCTACAGTGAAGTGACTGCTAGGGACCAGCGTTTCTTTGAATCCAATGAAGGTTTCACAGAACTGCAGGTAAATGATCTATGCGCTCAGGCCAGTCAAAGGATTTTATCAAAATTAAAATCCACAGATTGGTGGAAGGAATATCAATTTAGTAGAGATACCACTCTAGAAAATGACCTTCGCCTACTTCCTGATGTTAATGCATTAAGAATTAAAGGCCGTGAGCAGGATTGGAAAGATCTAAACATTTATTTTGTTATGAGCGAATATCTGTTGCCTCGTGCAGCAGATTGGAGCAATGAAGCAGATGTTGCCAAGATCGCATTCTACAAGGATCAATATACAGCATTGTTCAAGGAACTGATTGAAGATGGTCGTTGGTATGACTATGACAACGATGGCACGATTGAACGCACTGAAAAGGCGCCAAGTCGTGTTAATCTAGTGAGAGTAAGATGAGAACACAACTATTATCCTATCTAACAACATATCTAACTGGGCAAATCAAGCCCAGCCAAGAGTTGCCCTTTGATAATGGTGGTAGTGCAAATTATCTACGCAATATGCGTAAGGTTTATCTAGATGAACCCTACACTGAGCAGGATGCACTTATCAATACACTAGATGAAGCCAGCGAAGTTAATCAACAGATTACCTATGTCCGTGGATATCTAGCAGTGGACGCAAAGAATCGCAATCCAGATCTAGACGCTGCACTCACAACAATGGGTGCTGCCCTAAGGCAAGCAGACATAACAAATTCTTTTAGAAAAGAGTTTGACTATACCACTACTATAGATGACGATCGTGTTGTCTATGAGTTTGAGTATAGATATTACCAATTAGCATAAGGAAAAAGCAAAATGGCATATATTAACGCATCAAGCGCGGTAAATCGCGTGAAGTTAATTATCATCAAGGACGCCGATGCCACTACTCCTGGAACACCTATAGAAGATGATTTCTATACAGCAGTTAGCAACTCAACTGGTGCAATCACCACATTGACAACCGCTAACGGTCCAATCGTAGTGCCTGGTCTACAAGATGTAACAATTAACAACGCTAACGGTTCATTCCGTTGGAAACAACTAGACCAATCTGGTGAAAATGTTATTACTACTAACGCTACTAACAGCCTGAGTGGTAACTTCGTTCTAGATCCTACCACATTCTTTGGAACTGGCGGTGGCAGTCTAGCAGATGATGATGGCATCTTCAAACTATCTAACGATAGAACACAAGTTGCTTTCTTGATCGCACCGGAAGGTGTTACAACTGGCAAAAAATTGTTCATGGGCACAGGATTTATTTCTGCTCTAGCCCCAACAGTTAGTGCAGATAGCCCAGTTTTCGTTAGCCCAATTACAATTGAAGTTAACGGCGACTACATATTGGCTACTGCTGCCAATGGCGCTTAATTACTAATCACATAGTAATGATTAGGCACCTTCGGGTGCCTTTTCTTATGGCTAAATATTCATGTCCAAGGAGGACAGATATGATATTTGATACATTAACTAATGAGCAACTTCTTAAGAGCATGGAGGCTGAAGCAGCCAAGGCCATTGCAGAAGTCAAATGCGCTAGAAAAGATCTAGATCAAGCAGACGCTCGCTTACGCTTTCTATTAAGCGTAATACATCACTTAAAAGATAAGATTGGAGAATAAAGATGGGATTAAAACTAACACAACTGGCTTCTAAGCCGCAACTGATTAAAGTAACCGTAGACAACGAAGATCTTGTCAAAACCTACGGTGACGAACTAGAATTTTGGATCTGGGATCGTCAACCTATTGACCAATTCATTAAAATGGCCACCACTGGCGCCAGCGATTATGCTGAGATGATTCGCATGGTCAATGATTTGATTCTAGATGAAGATGGCAATAAAGCCATTAAAGAAGGCGAAGCACTACCTAACGATGTAATGATTGCAGTAATTAATAAGGTAGTTGAGCGCCTGGGAAAGTAACAAATGAGCAGGTCCCAGAGGGATCTGCAGAATTGAGTATGATTATATTGATCGATACCATGGCAGAACGATACGGAATGTTACCCAGTGAAGTAATGTCAAAGGCTAACACATTTGATGTATTCGTAGCAGATACTGCTATCGGTTATAGAAATTATCTCATGGATAAAGCCAATGGCAAGACCACAGCATACAATCCAAAAGATTATACTCAGGAAGATTTGTTGAATATATTACATGGTAAAAGTTAACAAAACCAGTGTTGATCGTCAATTCAAGCGCATGGAAGAAGCCATGCGCGGATTGGAACGAGCAGCGCATAAAGAGTTTGTTAACAATACACCGGTTCGCAGTGGCAATGCTAGACGCAACACTAGATTGGATGGCAATAAGATTGTAGCAGACTACGCTTATAGCCAACGCCTAGAAGAAGGCGCCAGCAAACAAGCACCGCGCGGCATGGTGGAACCTACAGAACAATGGATTCAACAAGAAGTTGAACGCAGATTAAAGGATCTATAATATGGCCAGCAATATTCGTGTTGTTTTAGAACTAGACAACAAAAGATATCTAGCAGATGTCAAGCGTGCCGATGATGCCACAACCAAATTTGCACAGAACACTGAAAAGAGCCTAGGTGGTATTGCTCCTAAAATAACAGCCCTTAATAATCAGTTTGCAAATTTAGCAGCCGGTATTGCAGCACTAGGTATTGGTGCTGCAATCAGCAATGCCATACGCTTTGCAGATAGCATTCAGGATATTAGCGATGCTACCGGTATTGCAGTATCAAATGTTTTAGGATTTAGTAATGCTGTCGCACTCAACGGCGGCACAGCAGACGGTGCACAAAAAGCCATCTTAAGATTGGCAACTACAATTGATGAAGCAGCCAGCGGCAGCAAGTCAGCACAGATGGCTTTTATCAATGTGGGTATTGGCTTAAGAGATCTAGAACGCCTAAGTGAACAAGATATTCTAGCCAAGACTATTCAAGGCCTAGCCAAAATACAAGATAGCAGTAAGCGTGTTGCACTGGCACAGCAGTTACTGGGTAAAGAATTCCGTAGTGTAAATTTACAAGGTGTAGCAGATGGCCTAAGTTCAGCCAATGCAGAAGCAGCCAAATATAGCGAAACAATTAGAAAAACTGCTGACATGCAGAACAAACTGGACATTGCATTCCAGAAAGTTCAGTTAGCAGTATTAAAAGCCATTGAACCTATCGCAGAGTTTATCAACAAATTAGATGATAGACAGATTGAAGCCATTGTTAACACCATTGTTGACCTAGGCAAAGCATTGGCCGTTCTGGCAGCAGTTGGTCCATTACTGCGTGGCTTAATTACAGTGTTAACAGGCCTGGCTGGTAGTTTCGCGCTAGCCAAATTGGCCGGCACCGATATGGGTGCAGCCTTTAAAGGTATTGGCACAGCATTCGGTAGCCTAGGCAAAACAGCAGACATTGCCTACAGTTATATTGACCGCTTCCGTCGTGGCACACCGATGTTCAGTAAGGACTTGCCGCTGACAGAACGCTTGGGCACATTATTCGGTAAATTAGGCGAGCGTGGCCAATATCTTTCTGGCGCACTGGGCGGCATTGCTGGTGCAGTCGGCGGAATATTCGGCGCCTTCGTTAGATTGATTCCTATCATTGGCCAAGCCATTGCTGCATTCTATCTCATTGATGGCGCACTACAAGTGTTAACCGGCCGTGATGTCAAAGGCTGGATTAATGAGATGGCCAGCGGCTTAGAAGACTTTGTTCGTAGCAAAGCGCCGGCATTGGCCAATGCATTGGATAAATTAGGTGAAAAATTAGGCATGGCTCCAAGCCCTAGCGCACAACGAGCCAACGAAGCAGAAATCAAACGCCTGCAGGAAAAAGCCAAGGCCATTAAAGAAGCCGAGGATGCTAGAAAACGCGAGCAAGAAAGACTACGCCAAGTTCAAACTGACTTAGACAAATTTAAGAATACTCAGCAAGAAATCGTTGACAAATATGATGACGCTAATAGATCTATCATTCAACGCATAGCATTTGAAACTAGTTTGATCGGCAAAACAGAACAAGAAGTAGAAGTTCTTCGTGCTCAAGAAGAAGTATTGAACCGTCAGCGTGGTATCATTCAGGATCTACAGCGTGAGCAAGGTCGTCTACGCTTAGAGTTAGATACTGATCCAACAGCCGCAGCCAAGATTGAAGCAATCAATGTAACCATTCGTAGACTGTGGGGCGAGACTGCCACTGCACAAGAAATTATTGGCAACTATACCAAAAAGCAACAAGAAGCATCTGCGGCAGAACGCATTAGAATCAGCACCCTAACACAGATTAACGAATTAGAAAATCTTCGTGCAACCTTATTGGGTTATAGCATTACAGAACAGGAAAAGTTCAATCAGTCCTTACGAGGCGAAGAGTTTAAGAATAGAACACAAGCAGAAATTGACCAACTGCGTCAACAGGCCATTGAGCGTGATAGATTAACCAGCACATTGAATGTTGAAAAGACTGCTAGAGAAACCGGCACACGATTAATTGAATTAGAAACAAATCTATTAGGTGTGCAGTTCAGCGAACTACAAAAACTAGAACAGTTAAAAGCAGCCAATCCTGAAGCCTTTGCTCGTAAGACAGAAACAGAAATCGCAGCACTACAACAGCAGGCAGCAGCACTAGATGAAGCCGCTGCTAAATTTAGAGCATTGGCATTTGCTAGAGATCTACAGCGACAAGGCGAAGACTTTGCCGCTGGTGTGCGTGACCAACTAAACTTGGATCGTGCAGTAGGAGAAAGTGCTCGTCGTAGAATCAATGTAGAGATTGAAGGACGCAATCAACTGCAGAGCAAATTGCGTGAAATTGCAGATCGTTACGGCGATGAAAAGAAACTTAGTGATGAATTAAGACAAGCACGACAAAAAGAAATTGATGATGCCACTAATGGTATCAATAATTTAATTGCGTTGAAAAAGAAGTCAGTTGAAGAAGACCAAGCACTGCGTGATAGTTTTGAATTCGGCTGGGAAAATGCATTTAACAAGTATGCAGAAGACGCTGATAATGCTGCCCGACAGGCACAAGGATATTTTGAAACATTCACTAGAGGTTTTGAAGATGCATTTGTGCGTTTTGTTCAAACTGGTAAGTTCAGTTTCAAAGATCTAATCAATAGCATGATTGCACAGTTCGCTAGACTGCAAGCACAAAAATTTATCACCAGCATATTCGGTGGCGGCGGAGGTGGTGGTGGCTTCTTTGGCAACCTATTCGGTAGCATTGGTAAAATATTTGGCTTTGCCAATGGCGGTAATCCTGCAATGAATAAACCAATTGTTGTAGGCGAGCGTGGACCAGAATTGATGATTCCTCGTAACGCCAGCACAATTATTCCTAACGAAGCACTAGGTGGCGGAGGTAACCAGACCATTGTGTCTTACAACATACAGGCTGTTGATGCAGCCAGTTTCCAACAATTAGTGGCACGAGATCCTAAATTCCTACATGCTGTAGTAGAAAAAGGTCGTCGTAGCATGCCACAAGGAGCAAGACGATGAGCATACAAACAGTAATTAATTCAGCGCAGAGTATTGAAGTCAGCAGACCCTCGCTGGTTGCCAGCACTATGAGCCGCAGTGGTAGATTGTTTACCAGTGCTCGTAACTGGACTAAGCCATGGCGTTTTACAGTAAGTCCAAAACCTGTTTGGCGCATTGCAGATGTTCGTGGCGTGATTGAAAATATCATGACCTATGACAAGCACACTGAACAAACTGTGTATATTGGCGCTACTGCATCATGGCTCACAGCCTATCAGGGCAGCGTGACCCTAAGCACCGGTGCACTAGTAGGCATTACCTGCACCAGCGCATCAGGCACAACATTGAATATCAGTTACACAGGTTTGAGTAATGGAACAATTATTCTTAAGCCCGGCGATATCATTCAGCCTAACGGACATCGTTATCCTTATGTTGTCACTAATACTGTTACTGCCACAGGCGCCACAGGTAGTGCAGCCGTAACGCTACACAGAGGTTTTTTACCGCAGACTTCTTATACATTGAATGGCAGCACATTACTAGTAGGATCGGCCTGCGGTTTTAGAGTTAAGGTCAGCAATTTACCTACATATAGATTCTTACCCGGCCAGTTAGTAGAATTTACTGGTGATTTTGAACTTATTGAAAGCGTGACAACATAATGGCACAGACAATAGCAGCAGTCAGTGGCCCAGCGATTGAACATGGTGTTCTAATTGATCTAACATTACCGGATGCCACCACAGGCGCAGCCACAATATATCGCATCAGCAACTGTTATACCGATGTAGTTTATAATGGTAATACCTATACAGCACTAGGTGGCTTTTTACAGGTTACAGATATTCAAGGTGATCTACAAAATACCAATAATGAAATCAGTCTAGGCCTCAGTGCTATTCCAGCAGAATATATTGAAGCAATATTAAAGCAGGAAATTAAAGGCGGCAGTCTACGCATATATCGTGCATTCTTTGATAGTGCTACACAGCAGATTAGAAACATCGGCGGCGTAGATCAAATATTTTTACGCTTTGATGGTTATATCAATAACTATGCCATACAAGAAGATG